ACTCCTGAAACAGACCCAGATAAGATTCGTAGAGCTTTAGGAATTGCACCTGCTATGGATTCAATGCAACAGTTTTAATTAACTTGAATAATTCATTATATTTGCCTTAGCAATAAGGTTTAGTTAAGGTCTCAACGCCCCTGTATATTTTATATGGGGGCTTTTTATTAAATTTATTTTTTTAATTAAATTAATTAATATACTTTTGTTCTAAAATAAAACAAATACACATGGCACGACATCCAGACCCAGAATCGGTATCAAACAAGGTGGCTCAGTTGCAGCTAAATGAAACTATTGTACTAAATAATCCATACACATCAGTAATGGTTATGGTTTCAAACCTTAAAAGGAAAGAAGGAAACCAAGACAAAGTTTTCAAAATTAAATCTCTTGACGCAACGACCCACGTAACAAGAGTAAAATAATTAAACGGCCTTAACTAATGACAACCAAAGAACTCCTGCAATTGGTGGATAACCAAATCGCAAACGCACGCACATTTAAAGAACTATGCAATATAGAGCAGCCAAAAGAATGGATTAAAACAAAGAAGTCTATTTCAAATGAGACAGAATACGAATTCAATGAAGTAGAATTGATTGAAAGTCTTTGTGACAAAGTTTTTGATGATTGGCACTATGAAATAATTTTTTCTCCGGTTATATATCAAGATAAAAATGGCGTATCAGTAACACAGACAGTAAAGTTATTTTACTTTAGTGGCGGAAAGGAATATATACAAACAGGAACTGCAACCGAATACGTAAACTCAATGAAATTATTATCATTAGCTACACCAAAATGTTCTACAATGGCATTTAAAAATGCTTGCAGAAAAGTTGGTAAGCTATTTGGTGGAGGATTGAACAGAGGAACAGAAGAAGCTGATTTGCCTACAATTGTAATAGAAAAAGAAGCTCCTGACCGTGCAGAACAAAGATATAAGCTACTAATAGATGATTGCAATAGTATTGATGAATTAAGAACATACCAATTTGTGATTCCCAAATCGCTAAAAGAACATTACGACCAAAAACTGAAAACCTTAAACGCTAAATAAAATGATAGACTTTTCTAAAACACTTATTCGCTGTAGTTCTGTAGGATATTTAATGACAGAACCACAATCAAAAGCAGCAAAAGATGCTGGAGAATTATCAAAAACTGCAAAATCACACCTATTAGACGTATACATTGCAGAAAAATACGGTAGAAAGAGAGATATTCAGACAAAACAAATGAGAAAAGGAGTAGAGGTGGAAGAAAGTTCAATTGATTTACTGTCAAGATACCTAAAAAAGCATCTACAGAAGAACGAGGAACGAATTCAAAACGATTTTATTACAGGGTTGCCAGATATTTTTGAAGGCGAAAGTATAAGCAATGCAGATATAATCACAGATATTAAGTCTAGTTATGATTTATGGACGTTTTTAGGCAATATTCCTGATAAATTGGATAATCTATACTATTGGCAGCTAATGTCCTATATGTGGCTTACAAATGCAGAACAGGCGTATATTGCATATTGCTTAGTAAATACACCAGATAGTATAATTGAGCAGGAGAAATACTACCTATTGAAGAAAATGGATGTAATATCAGAGGAAAGCCCTGAATTTATCAAAGAATCGGCTAAAATTACATTCAATATGACCTTTGATGACATTGATATTCCTGAGAGAGTACTGCTATTTAAGGTAGAAAGAGATGAGCATGAGATAATGAAGATACAAAACAAGGTAGAAAGAGCAAGAGAATACCTAGTTGAGCTAGAAAGCACACATAAAAACTTCAATATTGGCAAGATATAATAAACTTACTAACAATAAGTGTTTATAAATTGTTAATAATTGGTATTGAATAATTGATTAACTTAGTATCATGAAAGGAAAATTAAATAAACTCGGTGTTATGAATGGCTTATGGAATAATATCCGTGCCAAAGCCGGTAGCGGAAAGAAGCCAACTAAGGAAATGTTAGAGCAGGAAAAGAAAATAAAAAAAGAAGAAAAGAAATGATACACAGGACACCAGCTTGGACAAGAAGTGAAGGGAAAAATGAAAAAGGCGGCTTAAATGCTAAAGGTCGTGCATCTTATAATGCAGAAACTGGTGGTAACTTAAAAGCTCCTGTAAAGTCAGGAACTAATCCAAGACGTGTATCATTTGCAGCAAGATTTGCAGGTATGAAAGGTCCAATGAAAAAGCCTAATGGAGAGCCAACTAGGAAAGCTTTAGCATTAAGAGCTTGGGGTTTCAGAAGTGTAGAATCAGCTAGAAACTTTGCAAACAAACATAAGAAGTCATAATACATATAATTAAATTAATTAAAAATATGCTACAATCTTAACCGAAAGTAGCATTTTTTATTTCTATGAAACAGAAAGTAATACTAAACATCACACCACAGACACACGTTAGGGCAACACAAGGAGATTCAATATTCTTCAGGATACCAAGAGAGAGGCTAAGGCCATCCGGATTGAGCAGACTTTTGAGATTAGAAAAGTACAACCAATACAAGATAGATTTACTAGCAGAAGCAAAGTCAAAATCCTTTGTCATGCCACCTCAAGGAGCATCAATTACCTTCTTTATACCAGTACCAGCATCTTGGTCCAAGAAAAAGAAAAAGCAACATCATGGGATGCTCCACCAATCAAAACCAGACTTAGACAATTTACTTAAAGCTTTTGGGGATTCCCTTATTTCCGAAGATAAGTACATTGCGCATTATGGAGAGCTTTCTAAGAGATGGGTAGACTTTGAAACAGGATGGATTCAGATAGAGATAACCGAACCAACCGAAGTATTAATTACGCCTCCTGCCAAAGAATAGGCTTTTATGAGTATTATATATACTCGCCTACTTAACATAATAAATATTATCAGATTAACTTAAATAAAATCAATCAATCTTAAAATTATAGTATACTATAATTTTAAGATTGATTGATTTTATTTAAGTTAATCTGATAATATTTATTATGTTAAGTAGGCGAGTATATATAATACTCATAAAAGCCTATTCTTTGGCAGGAGGCGTAATTAATACTTCGGTTGGTTCGGTTATCTCTATCTGAATCCATCCTGTTTCAAAGTCTACCCATCTCTTAGAAAGCTCTCCATAATGCGCAATGTACTTATCTTCGGAAATAAGGGAATCCCCAAAAGCTTTAAGTAAATTGTCTAAGTCTGGTTTTGATTGGTGGAGCATCCCATGATGTTGCTTTTTCTTTTTCTTGGACCAAGATGCTGGTACTGGTATAAAGAAGGTAATTGATGCTCCTTGAGGTGGCATGACAAAGGATTTTGACTTTGCTTCTGCTAGTAAATCTATCTTGTATTGGTTGTACTTTTCTAATCTCAAAAGTCTGCTCAATCCGGATGGCCTTAGCCTCTCTCTTGGTATCCTGAAGAATATTGAATCTCCTTGTGTTGCCCTAACGTGTGTCTGTGGTGTGATGTTTAGTATTACTTTCTGTTTCATAGAAATAAAAAATGCTACTTTCGGTTAAGATTGTAGCATATTTTTAATTAATTTAATTATATGTATTATGACTTCTTATGTTTGTTTGCAAAGTTTCTAGCTGATTCTACACTTCTGAAACCCCAAGCTCTTAATGCTAAAGCTTTCCTAGTTGGCTCTCCATTAGGCTTTTTCATTGGACCTTTCATACCTGCAAATCTTGCTGCAAATGATACACGTCTTGGATTAGTTCCTGACTTTACAGGAGCTTTTAAGTTACCACCAGTTTCTGCATTATAAGATGCACGACCTTTAGCATTTAAGCCGCCTTTTTCATTTTTCCCTTCACTTCTTGTCCAAGCTGGTGTCCTGTGTATCATTTCTTTTCTTCTTTTTTTATTTTCTTTTCCTGCTCTAACATTTCCTTAGTTGGCTTCTTTCCGCTACCGGCTTTGGCACGGATATTATTCCATAAGCCATTCATAACACCGAGTTTATTTAATTTTCCTTTCATGATACTAAGTTAATCAATTATTCAATACCAATTATTAACAATTTATAAACACTTATTGTTAGTAAGTTTATTATATCTTGCCAATATTGAAGTTTTTATGTGTGCTTTCTAGCTCAACTAGGTATTCTCTTGCTCTTTCTACCTTGTTTTGTATCTTCATTATCTCATGCTCATCTCTTTCTACCTTAAATAGCAGTACTCTCTCAGGAATATCAATGTCATCAAAGGTCATATTGAATGTAATTTTAGCCGATTCTTTGATAAATTCAGGGCTTTCCTCTGATATTACATCCATTTTCTTCAATAGGTAGTATTTCTCCTGCTCAATTATACTATCTGGTGTATTTACTAAGCAATATGCAATATACGCCTGTTCTGCATTTGTAAGCCACATATAGGACATTAGCTGCCAATAGTATAGATTATCCAATTTATCAGGAATATTGCCTAAAAACGTCCATAAATCATAACTAGACTTAATATCTGTGATTATATCTGCATTGCTTATACTTTCGCCTTCAAAAATATCTGGCAACCCTGTAATAAAATCGTTTTGAATTCGTTCCTCGTTCTTCTGTAGATGCTTTTTTAGGTATCTTGACAGTAAATCAATTGAACTTTCTTCCACCTCTACTCCTTTTCTCATTTGTTTTGTCTGAATATCTCTCTTTCTACCGTATTTTTCTGCAATGTATACGTCTAATAGGTGTGATTTTGCAGTTTTTGATAATTCTCCAGCATCTTTTGCTGCTTTTGATTGTGGTTCTGTCATTAAATATCCTACAGAACTACAGCGAATAAGTGTTTTAGAAAAGTCTATCATTTTATTTAGCGTTTAAGGTTTTCAGTTTTTGGTCGTAATGTTCTTTTAGCGATTTGGGAATCACAAATTGGTATGTTCTTAATTCATCAATACTATTGCAATCATCTATTAGTAGCTTATATCTTTGTTCTGCACGGTCAGGAGCTTCTTTTTCTATTACAATTGTAGGCAAATCAGCTTCTTCTGTTCCTCTGTTCAATCCTCCACCAAATAGCTTACCAACTTTTCTGCAAGCATTTTTAAATGCCATTGTAGAACATTTTGGTGTAGCTAATGATAATAATTTCATTGAGTTTACGTATTCGGTTGCAGTTCCTGTTTGTATATATTCCTTTCCGCCACTAAAGTAAAATAACTTTACTGTCTGTGTTACTGATACGCCATTTTTATCTTGATATATAACCGGAGAAAAAATTATTTCATAGTGCCAATCATCAAAAACTTTGTCACAAAGACTTTCAATCAATTCTACTTCATTGAATTCGTATTCTGTCTCATTTGAAATAGACTTCTTTGTTTTAATCCATTCTTTTGGCTGCTCTATATTGCATAGTTCTTTAAATGTGCGTGCGTTTGCGATTTGGTTATCCACCAATTGCAGGAGTTCTTTGGTTGTCATTAGTTAAGGCCGTTTAATTATTTTACTCTTGTTACGTGGGTCGTTGCGTCAAGAGATTTAATTTTGAAAACTTTGTCTTGGTTTCCTTCTTTCCTTTTAAGGTTTGAAACCATAACCATTACTGATGTGTATGGATTATTTAGTACAATAGTTTCATTTAGCTGCAACTGAGCCACCTTGTTTGATACCGATTCTGGGTCTGGATGTCGTGCCATGTGTATTTGTTTTATTTTAGAACAAAAGTATATTAATTAATTTAATTAAAAAAATAAATTTAATAAAAAGCCCCCATATAAAATATACAGGGGCGTTGAGACCTTAACTAAACCTTATTGCTAAGGCAAATATAATGAATTATTCAAGTTAATTAAAACTGTTGCATTGAATCCATAGCAGGTGCAATTCCTAAAGCTCTACGAATCTTATCTGGGTCTGTTTCAGGAGT